CTTCTGGCCGACGAACGACGGCCACGGGTTGGTCGTCAGGTCGCCGACGGCGCGGGTCGCCCAGGGACCGGGCTCAATCGAGAAGAAGACGCCGTTTGTCGTGTCCACCTTGCGGCGGACGATGAACGGCATCGTTGACGCCTTGAGGGTCGTCAGGGTGTTCGGGGCGACCGTCTCTCGCCAGTAGCCGTTGGCACTCAGGGTGTCCTTGACAAGCTCCACCCAGTAGTCGCCTGCTTCCTTCTCAGGATCAGGGTTGACGGCGATCTTGAAGCCGTTGGGGCCCTGGAGCGGAAGGTCGGAGATGCGGGGGACCGTGCGCTTGGCGGCCAGCAGGAGCGTGTCGCCGCCGGAGTCGGCGGTGCGGATGGTGAAGGTGTCGGTGACGGTCGTCACCTTGACATGCAGCGTCGAGCCGAACCGCTGGATGGTGAAGCCGCCCCAGGACATGCCGAAGAACTGTTGGGCGATGTCGTCGGTCTTGATTGAGTTGTACTCACCGGCCTCGACGGTCTTTCCATCCCAGGTCTTGACCTCAAGCTTGGTCTCGGTGGCCCCGTTGATCGAGAACCAGATCGTGTAGGTGCACTTGTACGAGCCCTGCGTGACGGTGATGAGGGCTTCCTGGGCACGGGTAGCCGATGCCGTGGTGTCCGCCTCCACCGCCACATTCCGGTTGACAACGAAGGTCGTGTCGGCGATGGACATCATCCGGGTGTTGGATGAGTCTGCTCCGCTCATGTATGTCGTCCACGAAGCCGGGACTGCGTCGCTCCAGTTGGCGCCGTAGACGGGCACGGGGACACCGGTGAGCGTCCATACCTTCAGCGTCGGGCCGCTGATGGACATGACGTACTTCTCGGATGTGTCCCGGTCGATGAAGTGGTAGAGCGAAGTGCTGTCGGTCGGGCCGTTGTCAAGGACGCCGACGAACTGGGTCGGTGGGCGCTTCGTCAGGCCGTCGGTCGGGGAGGAGTAGCCGTTGACCTGCTCGGATGCCTGGCTCGGTAGCCGCATCTGGGGCGGCTGCTGCGAGACGCCCTGGATGAGGTTCGGGACAGGGATCGACACCAGCATCAGAAGCGGCGCCTCTGGTAGTTGACGAAGTCGTTGTTGAAGATGTTCATGTCCGCCTGGTCGCTGTCGTACTGGAGCAGGCTGAGGTAGGCCTGGGCCTCCTCGGACTGGAGCATCGCTGCCCGGTTCGCGTCGCCGACCATGCGCTCGAAGAAGGCACGGGATGCCCGCATGACGACGTAGCGCCGGACCGGCTCGGGGATGTCGGTGAAGTCCAGGAGGATGATCGCCTCGACGTCCTCGATGTCCTTCTCGAAGACGTCGGTGTTCTCGGCAAGGTCGTAGACGAACCCGCCGCGCTTGACGATGTCCATCTCCGCGTGGTCGATGGTGACGTAGCTGGGCGGAACGGCGATCTTGCCGCTGGCCTGGCGGACCATGCTCAGGCCCTTCATGGTGTTGAACCACCACCCCCGCGACTGCACCTCCCGGCTGGTCTCGTCAAGGATGCTCTGGGCGATGACCGCGTCGGTCGGTACCCCGCTGTCGAGCGTGTTGACGGGGGCTTCGCCGATGCACGAGAGCATCGTGTTGACCGCCTGGAGGAGGGTTGTGTCAGTTGGCATGGAAAGCCCCGATGGGGTTTATGGCCCCACCGGGGCCGAGGCAGAAAGGAGCGAGTGAATCCGCCCTGGGGCGGTTAGGCCCCAGGACGGTAAGGATCAGGTGAGCTTGAGCTCGACCGCGCACTCCGGACGCAGGACGCCGAAGCCGGTCATGAGCTTGCCGAGCATCAGGGTGCCCTGGTACTCGATCTTGCGCTCAGTCTCGGTAGCGATGTCATGCTTCTGGACGCAGCCGACCGACGCGCCGTGACCGCAGACAGCCACGGTCTTGGAGAAGTCGGCGGCGTAGCCGTTGGTGGTGCCGAACGGGCTGTTCTTGATGCTGTGGTTGGGCATCGCTTCAGCCGTCGTGGCCTTGCCACCAGCAAGCGTCTGGTACGTCGATGCGATCTGCGTGCCCGACGTTCCGGAGTCAGCGTCAGCGATCATGTTGACGTTGGGCAGGAGCGGGGTCTTGACAAGGCGGAAGCCAGCGATCTGGTACAGCTTGCCTGCGGCCACGTTGCTGTTGCCGGGCGAGTAGTCGACGCTCTGGATGTACTGGCTCTGGCTGTTCACCAGGCTCCAGTAGTTCGTCGGACTGACCAGCATGAACCGGCCCTCCTCCGCAACATCCTTGGCGTCCAGTTCCGCAGCAGCGTCGTAAGCCTTGCTGATGAGGTTCGCCGCGGTGTACGAAGCACCGATGTCGATCGTCGTACCGACCAGGTCCTTGTTGCCGGACGTCTTGTACGTCACGGGAGCAGTGCTGGTACGGGCGGCGGCGATCATCGTGTGGATGGCGACGCGGTCGAAGTAGTACGCCAGCTGGCGGCTGATCTCCTCGGCCACCGGACGGCGAGCGTCCCAGTGGTTGAGCATCTCGTCGACGTCGGAAACGAACGAAGCCGAGATGAGCTGGCCGTCGATGTTCAGCACGCGCTCGGCGAACTTCATCTCGGAGAGGTACCCGTTGGTGCCCTCCAGGATGTTCTCGCCGGGCTTGTGGAACTTGGCGGCCACCGACCCGTAGAGCGGGAAGGTCGCCGACTTGCCCTGGCTGATCGTGCGGATGGTGATGAGAGGCTTCATCACCGTCTTCTGCTCAAACAGCGAAAGGACTTCGCCGCCGAACACCTTCAGGAAGAGTTCCCACTTGTCGGCTGCGCCATTGACCGAGCCGAAGCGGGAGGGAGTGATATCCCAGTTGCCCATTTGAATGGACTCCTATGTGAGTGTGTGTAAGAAACGCGCTGGCTTGACAAGCCGTTCTGCGGGCGAGTCAGCGATCCTCCTCCACGGGTGTCCGACGCATCGGGCCGCGAGTCGGTCTCGGACTGTTTCCAAGACGGACGTTCACCCCAGCCAGCGGGGGGTGATGTGATTCAGATTCGGCGGGTCTTGCACAGGTAGTAGGCCGCCGCGAAACCGCAGCAGCCGACCAGCAGGGCGAAGAACACGTTGCCGAGGAAAGATTCCATTAGTGCTTTTCCTTTGCCGCAAGTGCGGCATTCAGTTCAGGGTCTGCCGCACGACGGGCGGCGATGTACTCCCGAGCGCTCTCGGGCTTGCTTGGGTCCAGGACTGCCTCGATGAACTTGGCCTCCTCCTGCTTGCGCCGGGGGATCCAGCCGACGGCGATTCGGATGGCAGTGCCGATGCCGGTCTGCCAGAGGATCACGGCCACGGCGACGAGCACCAGGCCGATGGCGCCGATCTTCAGGAGGTCCATGAAGTCCGACGGGCGGGCCTGCACGTTCGGAAGCTCACCGTGGATGTCGGATGCAAGGCTGTCGATCTTGCTTGCACGAGACACGACGACCGCGTCGCCGGTGTCGTTGCCGTGCCTGACAAGCGCCTGGGCCTGGGTCCGGATCTCGTTGGTGTCCCTGGCGATGCGCTCGACAGGGTTGCAGGCACCCAGGCCTGCGGCGAGACAGACGACGGCCAGCCGCATCAGTCGAGGTTCGAGTTCTTGAGCTTCTCGATGACCGCGCTCCGGTACGCCGGATCCTTGCTGTAGCGCGGGTCGCTCATGGCGGCCACCATCTCGGCACGGGACTGGAAGCGGTCGGATGCGTCGGTGCGCCTGCCCTCGACCACGCGGGCGGGACCAGACGAGTTGCTCTCCTTGAACCGGGCAGCGAGGCTGCGGACGGCGAAGAGCGTCTTCTTGGGGTCGCCTGAGTTGATGACTTCGTTGTAGGCCTGGATCTCCTCGGGAGCGAGCGCCTGCGCCGCCCACGAGACCATCGACTGGTACTGATCGCGGCCGCCGACCTCGCCGTACACGGAGTTCTCCGCCGCGACTGCCGCCGACTTGCGGCCCTCGATGTAGGAATCGACCAGGTCGCGGGAGACGCCGAGCTTCTCCAGCTCCGCGTAGGACTTGTCGGACAAGGCGCCAGACTTGGCGTACTCCTCGACGTAGCCGGAGAAGGTCTCGGTGGTCAGGCCCTTTGGGGCGTCCTGGGGCTTCTCCTCCGCCTTGTCTGCGGGCGCCCCGAGCTTGGCCTGGAGCTCGACGTAGGCCTTCTCCAGGTCCTCGGCCGACTTGAACTTCCCGGCGAAGGTCTTCGGCGCCTCCGCGGCGGGCTCTGCCGGTGGCTGGCCGTTGCGGGCGGCCTCTGCGGCTTCCGCCCGTGCGAGGTAGGCGGCGTCATTCGGTCCGGTGGGACCCTCGGGCTTTGCTGCGAAAGGGACCTGGACTTCGGTGCTCATGCTTCAGTGACTCCTTGTGCGCCCTGCTGCTTCATCTGCGCGACCCCGATCTGGGTGCCTGCGCGGATGAGCTCCGGAGCGATCTGCTGCTGTGCCGCCTGCTGCTGGGCGGCCTGCTGTTCCTGGGCGATCTGTTCGGGGCTCTTGACAATCCCAGCGACGTCAAGGCCAAGGGCCGCCGCCCGAGCGGCCATGTATCCGGTGACGTCCAGGTACTGGGCCAGCGCCTGGGGACCAAGCGTCTGCCCGATTCCTGAGACGAATGCGTCGAGCTTCATGAGCTCATGCCCGCGCCCGAGGGCGTCCAGGCCGGTGATGATGACCGGGCGGACGATGCCTTCCGGGAGCTTGCGTAGCTTCTTCTTCTTCTGCATGTGCCCCAGGGTCACCCGGATGAGCGGGAGCTGGAGGTCACCGGCAAGCGAGGAGAAGACGCCGCCGAGGGCGTCCTCAAGCTCCTGCGCCATGATCCGAACCTCGGTGGCGGTGACGCGCTCGGCGTTCCGCTGGACGGAGGAGCGGAGCAGGAAGGCGTGTTCCAGGCGCTGCTGGATGGCCGTGCCGACGCTCATCGAGACGTTGAAGTCTGCGAACTTCTGCATCTGAAGGACGGTGACGTCCTCGGCGTTGCCGATCTTGATGGCGCCGTTGGGGGCGTTCTGGACGTCCGTCAGGCGCGTGGCGCCGTTGGGGCGGACGAAGAAGAGGAGACGGCTGGCGGCAAGGCTGAACTCGACGATCGACTTGGTGATCGCCTCAAGGCTGTTCAGGTCGCCGAGGTACTCCTCGACGATGCCTCGGCCGTAGTTCTCGTTCGAGATCCGGTTCCAGCGGAGGACGATGTAGGGGAAGTCGTCTGGGAGGTACGAGGCCTCGGTCCCAGGGATCTTGGTACCGGCCACCTCCTGGTGGCATTCGTAGCGGCCGTCCTCCAGGCAGCACACCGTGTAGACGTCAACCGAGTCGCCGAGGCGCCGTCGCTCTTCCTCGGGGAGGGCGTCTAGGACGTCCTTGTCAATGGCGTCCTTGGAGACCTTCTCCTTCAGGATCAGCTCGGTGACGGTGTCCGCGACGCGCTCGACGACGTACTGGTCAAGGGCGTAGAAGCGCCAGCCGTGCTTGGGGTCAAGGCGGAGGACGCCGTTGCCGCCGACGATCAGGTGACGCAAGGCATCGAACAGGACCGGGCGAATGGGCTCCGCCTCCAGTTCCTCGACGATGGCACGTTCCATCTCCCCGAAGGCCTGGTCGAGCTGCACGAGCATCTCGGCGGCCTCGGCCTGCCGGACGACCTCGCGGCTGACGGTGAAGCGGAAGAAGGGGGTGTTCGGCGGAAGCAGCGTCAGGAGCAGCTTCGACGCCAGGTTGTTGACGGCACGGGCACCGAGGCTGTTGTAAGGCGTCGGTAGTTCCGAGGCCCCGGTGGTGCCGGAGGGAGGGTAGATGAAGGGGAGCGTCAGCTCGGAGCAGCGCCGGGCACGGTCCAGGTAGACATGGCGGTCGGACTCAAGCTTGCTCCACTTGGCCCGTGCCGGTGCTTCGTCCATCGTCATGCCCCAGGCACGTTGACACCGGTGCCGCGGTAGGGGATGACAAGGGACTCGTAGCTGCCGAGGGCGCCGCGGCTTGGCCGCTGCTGGATCGACAGGCTGGGCGCCATTCGATTAGCCATCTTCACCGGCGGAGGGGGTGCCGGTGGGGGCGGCGGTGCCGGGGGCGGCATCTTCGGGGCGCTCATGCACATTTGGGGGTCCTTACCACTTGTTCTGTTGGGATTCCTGCTCGATCTTGAGGAACTGAATGACGGAGTACTGGCCGCGCCGCATCCAGATTTCGCGGTCGGTCATCGACAGCTCCGGGATGGGCAGCGGAAACCGCGCTTCGAGGGCGACCAGGAGTAGTTCCGGAATCGGGGGAAACTCGGGCAGCGGTTGCTCAGTGTCCATAGATATGACTCAGGCTTCCGGAGAATCGAACAGGGTCTTCGGCTTGACGATCTCCCCGGTGTCGTCCAGCGCCTCCGGCAGGTCCCCGTTCTTGATGCGGTTGAGCGTCCACAGGTACGCCGCGATGTTCCAGCGCACGGCCAGCAGGTGCGGCTCGTCACGCCGCCCCATCATGAACTTTGACAGGTGGCGGCAGGCGGAGTCCAGGTAGCGCGAGAGCGGCTGGCCCTTCTCCCAGTTTCGGTCGCCGTACTTCTTGGCGCCCAGCTCCAGGTAGCGGGCGTCGGCGTCGATGATCTCCCACGGGATCAGGTCGTAGCGGCCCTTGCCCTCCCGGGTG